TCAAAACCAAGACCATTATCAACTTTAGGTTGTGCAACTCTTTTAATAAAAAGTTCAACTGCTTCATTAAGAAGCCAGTCAATTTCAGGGACCAATAGTCCCTTATTTTTTTGACTGTCTATTTTATTAAACTTCTGTTTGAAGTCATAGTGCATTTCCTAGTTGTCATAACTCTTAGTTATTAATTTTAGACAATATTAGAAGTTTAATATCCTGGTTTTCTTCTTTAGAAAGGTATTCTGCAACTTCAATTTCATCAATACCTAAAGGAGAATCCATGTGGAATATTCTTTGTCCTTCTCTTCTTAATACTGATTTTTGAAGAGCTTCTAAAACAAGAGCATGTGATGCTGTCTGTTTTTTATCCATATTCAAAAATCTTAAAAACTCTCCTGCATCTTTGGTAATGATTTTATCAAGTTCTACAGCTACAAAATCTGCAGATTGATTCTTCATATTCTTACCTCCTAATACAAGTATTAATTGTACTTTTCTATCTAATGATAATTTAGATGCTTCAATGATGGCAGTATTCTTTTGTTCTACTTTACTTGCCATTACTGATGCTTGTTCTGCTTCATCAAAAATAACATGAGTAGCTTCTGGCCACATCCCTAGATCATATTCTGCCATTGAATTGGCAACATACTTACTAGCTTTCATCACTCTTACTTTAATATAGTCTAGAGGATTATCATTGTCAAAGAACATTGTATTATTTTCTAACTTTATAATTGCCATTCCTGAATCCCAAAATGGATGAGGAGCTTCTGAATTATAGTGTGGAGACAAATCATAGTTTACTCCTTTTTTAGCTAACTCTTTAATGTCAGCTTCTGATAGCCCTGTAGCATACCTCATTGTAGTAGCATCTACTAAAGCTTGAATTTTTTTTGGTCTTGTGAAAGACTCTTGACCTGTTTTGTTGTGCCATCTTTTTGACTCAATAGGTCTGATTTCAACTTTTACTGAACTCATAATTTCCAATATTTATAATGAACTTAAGGAAATCCTTTTTCCCTTTACCACCAAAAGCTCCTTGTTACAGGAGCTTTTAATAGTTATATAAGTGATCTTAGTTACGAGACAAGATCAATTCTCCACATTTAGTGATGTCATGGATATGGATACCACATGATTTTTCAACATGCATTTCATAGTAAGAACCAGAGTGTGCAGAAGAACCACCATTTTTAGGACCATAAGGACCATACATACCTTCAACATAAGTAAAGGCAAAACCATCTTTCTTGTTCATGATTTTGATGTTAGAGTTTTTAGATTCTCCTGAGAAGTCTAAGAATGTAATTCTTTGAGACTCAATTGGGAAACCTGTAACTTCATCAATTTCAAAGTTAATCTCTCTATCATCATAAAGAGGATTGTGGATTAACTCAAGAGATGCACCATTTGCCATGTTGTATTTCACAAATTGGTAACCTGCTTCAAGAGAATTAGTGTGTACTGAGTTAGCTACTTTATTAGTATAAACTTCAATATTTTTAATAAATCCTGATTTGTTTTGCCAATCTTGGATAGCTCTGTGGAATTGTAACATTCCATACTCTCCTGTGAATCCTTTAACTTGTCTTCCAGCACCTGGCTTAACACGAGAATAGAAAATGTCTTGCAAGTACTCTTCAATTAACTTAGCAGTTAAGTGAGAATATCTGTGTTGGTGAGAATCTTCCAATTGCTCTTGGATTCCAGGACCCATTCTTACTGGTCTACCATTAGCACCTAATACAGTGTCTGCAGATCTTGAATACCAATATCCACGTTCTACTTCTCTGTACCATTGTTGCCAATATTCAACTTCAGCATAACGCATCCATGAATTGTGATAAGCACCTTTAGAATCAGGAATAGCTACAGCTAATACTTCAGTAGAAGCATAGTCAGTAATTCTGTATTCTTTTCTGTACTTAGACATTCTGTTTCTGAAAGCAATTGGCAAACTGAATACAGTTGAACCTGATTGCTCAGCAGCTTCCTCATATTGAGAGAAAAGTTTACCCCATTGTTGTCCTGGTTTCAAATATTTAACAGGCATAAATGCTTGTGGATCATCTGAGTTCATTCTTACAGTGTAGACAGTACCATCTCCATGTTTTACTCCTTGATTTTGTACACGTACTTGGTATTTCTTGTTAGAAGTACCTGGCATGATAACATCTCCTGGTAAATACCAGTTCTCATCAAGTTTAATTTTGAATGTTTTTTTGAATTTTCCTGGAGTAGTGTTACCCACTGCTTCAACATTTTCTACAACAACTAGAGGTCTAGTGTTTGCACCTTTCAACTCCCATTCCCATTCTGTGTTACCAATAGTTTCTTCTGTTTTAGAGTTACCCATCAACAAAGAAGACATTGGATTATCAGAGTAGTAATTCTGAGCTGAAAACAATTTGTCCATTTCTCCAAGAATACGGTGTGGTTTAGCAATCAGAGCAGCACCTAAGTGAGATTGCTCAGTCATGTTGGCATTCCACTCCATCTCTTTTACGAGAAGCTTGCTTCCTAATGTAGCCATTTTGATTTAATTTTAAGTTAGTAATTAATTTAGTTTATCCCTCTAGCATATCCCAAAGGGCTTTTTTATTGGATTTGTGATCTCCACTTTCTGAATTTGATAATTCTTTTCTGTCAACTCTTTCAACAGCTTCTCTGACTCCTCTTGCTGCTTGAGTTTGTTTCTTTCTCTCAATGGCACTAAAGTCAAAATCTGTTTTTAAAAGTTTAGCTAAAAGAACTATTTTATCTTTATCAGCCATCACTTTAAATAAATCTGCTTGCATTTCACTTACATATCTACCATCTTGTAATTCTACATTAGGTTCTGAGATATAAGTTGGAAGAGTTGTTTTATCTTGTTTAGATAAAGGTAATCCTCCAGTTTCACTTAAACTATTAATATGACTAGTAATATTAGTCTTATATTCTCTAGCTTGTTTCTTTCTATTATCTGCAATATCTTTTTGTCTTTCAACTTGACCTGCAGTTTCACTTTCTTGATTTGCAATAATCTTATCATAAGATTTTTTAGCTATTCCTTCAAGTTTGTCTTTTTCTTTTAAAAACTCAATTTGAGAATCTATATATTCTTGGTCATAACCTTGACTTTTTAAATCCATTGTTACTGCAAGAACTTGAACATCTTCATTATCAATATCACTATCTTTAGTAATACCTGAAGTTGCATGTTGAATCATTTTACCTAATAACTCTCCAACATTACCTCCTTTAGATGCAAACTTTACTAAGTCTTTAATATCTTGAGGAAGATCTTTAATTGTAGCTTCTACTTCTAACTCTAAAGCTTTCTCCCAAGAGTCTTCAAGTAAATGTTCTGCCTCTTCTTCAGAAAGTTCTTTACCTTCTTCTAGTTCATAATCAACAAGACCTTTTTCTTTCAAGAATTCAAGAGTCTGTTTATTATTTACAACAGTTGCTGGTTCTTTTTTATCTGAAGGAGTTTTTACATTATCCTCTTCAGTTTCTACTTTAGAAGGTTTTTCAAAAGAACTAAATTGTTCATCAATTAATTCTTTTTCTTCTTTCTCTTCTTTCTCTTTTGCTTCTGCTTCTTCTGTTTTAACCTCATCTTTTAATGTTACATCTACAACATCAACTTCTAGATTAGTTTCTCCAAAAAAATCATGCTGTTGTGAAGTATCCTCCCAGCCTGCAAATTGGTCAATGGTTTTCTCTGTTCCACTCATAATTGTGACAAATTTAAGTTTAATTATTTAATTAATTACATATTCAAAATGAAGGTTTACTATTTAAAGTATAATAGCCTTATTTTATTTTCCTGCTCCCTTTTGAGCAATTTCTTTAGCTTTTAGTTTATTTTTCTCTTTGTCATCCTGTATTTGATGATCAATTAGTTTAGCTTGATTAGCAACTTGTGCTCTTTTAATCTCAGCATCAACTCCATATNTAGCAACTTCAAGTACATCAGGAGTGCCATCATTATCTTGGTCTTTATTAATATCAAATCCCATAGAAAGAATAGTTTGTTTCTGAATCTCAGTTTTTCTTCTTTCTTCTTCTTTAAGAGTAATCATGTCAGCTTCATGTGCCCATTCTTCTTTCTTAAACTCAAGTTCTTTTTGTTGGAAGTCTGCTTTAGCTTTTTCTTGTGCTTGTGCTTGAGCCTGTTCTCTATTACTTCTAAGTTCTTCAGAAACAAGTAAAGCTTCTTCAGCTTCTTGTATAGAATCTTGTTTAATAACTTTAAGGACATCAGATAATTCAATTTTTTGATTCTGCATTGCAGCATGAGCAAGTTGTTGAATAGTCTGTTTAATTTCTTCTGACATAGAAGAGTCTTCCATAAATAAACCTAATGTACTTTCATCAAGTAAGTTTATATCCATCTGTAACATCTCTATAGACATGTCATCTAAGATATAAGTGATATTCTTTTTATCAGAATTAGCATAAGCTACTTTAGCTATATCAAGAAGTCCTTGAAGTACATTTCTTTTAATACAGTTATGCAAGTCAAAGTAAGGTTCAAGCATGTGAGAAGTCTGCACTAAATTTTGTTGATTGTTTCCAACTCTTTCAGATACAGAAGTCTGTCCAAGAACAGGGTCTGTAATACCCACAGATTTACCACATTTTTGTTCTAGGTAATCTGCAAGTTGAATATATTTCTGAATATCAGAAGCCAATGAAAGGTCTAGAGTCTTAGCAATAGTATTTACATCACTTTGATTCATCCCTTCTTCATCAGGGTTATACCACATAAAAGGAGTACTTTCAAAGAAGTATTGCCACTTCTTAAGATCTATTCCAGAGTCAGTAGGAATAGCATTGATGTTCATTAAGATTTTTTTACCTTTATCTGAAGCCAAGAGTAACTCTAATCTGTACATTACTATATTATAGTAGTACTGATAAACCTTCATTCTATCCATTACAGAAGTAGGTTGAGAGTTTATGTTATCATAGATTGCACCATAATAAGGTAAATTACATTTATAGATATTATCCATATCTTTAAATTGTCCTGGAATTGGTCTCATTTCTTTATAAATATGTGAACCAATTTTATAACCTTCATATACTTCAGGAATCCATTCCCATTTGATTTTTACATCTCCATTTTCTTTATCAAGTTTATAAGTTTCATCAACCATAAACTTAGTTTGAAGTATACCATCTTGGTCTATATAATCTAACCAACCTATTTTTCTAAGTCCTTTGAATACACAATGCAATACTCTTACTGCATTTTTATCTTCATAGGTTAGATATTCATCAAAGTTAAATAAGTTATCGTGTACCCTTTGAGTAATATGGTGGTTATAGTTTCTCCAAAGAGTGTCTATCTCTTTATCTGTAAGTTCAAAAGTTTGTACAATTTGTGAAGGGTGCATTCTGTATTCTGCTGCTGCCCACTCTCCTTGTTCTATGTAGTCAAGGTCTGAAGCCTTATCACAAGAAAATCTAACAGGGTTTACAACTTTCATTGCTGGTTCTCCATTGATTATTCCTAACCAATATACTTCATAA